TTGGTCCAGAGCCGTTCGAGGGCGGTCCACTCGGACCCTGTCCATCCCCGCTTCGCTGCGGCCTCTCGACCGAGCTGCCTCGGGCTCTGTAACGACGGCTTCGGCTCGGGCTTGGGTGTCTCGGTCTTGCTCGGTGTCGGCTTCGGGGTGACGGTCACGGTGACGGTCGGGATGGGCTGCGTGTCGTGGATGGGGGGCCGGGCGTCGGCCTTGGTCTTGTCGACCAGGAGTGCGCCGCCCAACATGCCCAGCGAGAGGGCGGAGGTGAGTGCGGTGACTCCCGCAGCCACGCTCAGCCCGTCTCGCCGTGCCCTGTGCTTCGGGTGACCCAAGTTACACACCCGCCTGCAACTGGCGGAGGTGGATGACCTCGGTGCCCTCCTGGGCCATGAGCTCGATCGCTTCGAGCATCTTCCAGGCCGCTGCGCTGACGCCGAGGCCGGTGCGGAAGATCCGAGCGGGCTTGCGGTCCTTCAGGAGGTGGATGAGACGGAAGGGGATGATGTTCTCGGGCTTGACCTCGGGGAACATGCGGGCCTGGTGGTAGCCGTACACGATCGCGATGTCTTCGGTGTTCTGCGTCACTGTCACAGTCCCCTTCGGTTGAACGATGCCGCGACGGCGGCGAGAGTGTTGGGATGCTGGCTGGCTGCCTTGCGGATGATCGCTGCGTGCTGGAGGCGGAGCCGAGTGTGCTCGTTGATCAGGATCTCGACCGAGCTGAGCACATGGGTCGGGTTGGTCGGCTCGGCGAGGCCGAGGTGTCGCCCGATCGCGAGGATGGCCTCCTCGGAGGTGAGCTGCTTGCTCATGCGGTCACCATCCGGTCCGTGTAGGAGCGGCGAGACTCGGAGGTGAGGTGGTACATGCTGAAGTCGCACTGGTAGTAGCGGGATTCGCGGTGGCTGCCACGTCGGGTGCCTCGGGCTTCCGCTGCACGGTCACGCTTGGCCTGAGCTCGGCCCAGGGCCTTGTCGGCGAGGCGTTCGGAGGCGAAGCCTCGCTTGACGCCGCACCTGCACGATCGGTGCTCAACGGTCTTGGTCTTCACGGTTGGTCTCCTCTACTTCCGGTACTTGTCACAGGTGCAGGTGGCGAGCTGGCATGCGCCTCGGGCAGGGCCAGCCATCGAGTGCATGAAGGGGGCGTGTCCGCACTCGGGGTGCAGGCACCACGGGGTCCAGCCCTTCTTGCCGATGTCGTTGGCGACGATCGCGCCGGGCGAGTACAGCTTCACGGCGTGGAACTTGCCGCCCACCCCAGCGAGGTGCTGGAGGGTCGACTTGATGTCGGCCTCGGAGTAGAAGGGGCCGTAGTTGAGGCCCCGACTCCCGTCCTGCCAGGTGTGCGTGCCTGCGAAGGTGTCGCGCATCGACAGGATGTCGATGGTCTCCTTCAGGATGGCCTTCGCCATGTCCTTGGCGTCCTGGTAGTCGCTCGACTCCAGGATCTCCACGATCCGGTTGTATTCCTGTGCGCGAGGCGTGAACCTCATGCGTTCTCCCTTGGGGTAGTGGGCTGGTGTTGCTGAGTGGACCGGGGCCGAGTCGAACGGCCCTGCTACCCCAACCTCGGGGCGGTCCCACTGTCACAGTTACTGCGGTCGGAAGGCTACGCGGAAGCCGTAGCGACGGGCGTGGACGTAGGTGTTGAGGTTCCAGGTCGTGGCGACCGGCTTGCTCGGGTCGATCCAGCTCCCGGTCTGCTTGAAGCGGACGGTGCGGAGCTTGTCCTCCCCGACGATCACCGTGCCATCCGGCAGAGCGTCGAGCTGGCTCAGGTTGCTGATCACACCCTCGTCCCGCTCCTCGTTGAGCTCGGGGTTCAGCACGACCAGTGGGTAGGCGAAGAAGCTCGGCCACACGGTCTCACCGATGCCGGTGACCTCCCACGTACCGTCCTCCCGCTTGATCGCGGTGTCTCCCTGACGGTCCTCGATCTGCGTACCCACGGGGAGCTCGACGGCGTCGGCCTCGTTGCGGGCGAGGGTGGTGTAGTACGGGTCAGTGATCAGGTCGAAGCTCACTGGATGGTTCCTCTCGTTCGGTGCTGCACACAGTCTCACACACGGGTAGCCGCGAATGCAACTTGCACAGGTCAGGCGGTCAGCGCCTTCAGGTTGATGAGCAGGGCGGTGCTGAGCAGCCGCTCATGCAGATCCTCGATCGTGCCGTCGTTCTCGATGGTCACGTCGAAGTCGTAGTGGTCGAGGGCGACGTCGCTCTCATGCACCCACCCACCGGGGTCGGTGTGCGGACCCACTCCAGGGCGGTTGATCCGGACCATCACTCCCCCGGCCTCGCGGATGGCGTCGGCCTCGTTGGGGAAGCGCACGTCAGCCACGACCAGGGCCTCGTTCTCGCGGTCGTAGTCCTTCATCAGGGCGTCGACCCACACCTGCGATCCGAGGATCTTGCGCCCGGCCTCGGTGCCTGCACGCTGGAGCAGCCTTCGGATCTCGGGGAACTCTCGCTTCGCTCGGTCCCACCCGTAGGCGTCGACCAGCTTGGCCAGTCGAACCACGCCGACGTCAGGCCAGGTGTCCACCCACGGGTCCAGGGCGTAGAGGAAGCTACGCAGCCGGTCAGCGAAGGCGTCCCGCCTCCAGCCACCCACGACCAGGGCGGCAGCCGCCTCGTCCTTGCCTGATCCGGCGTAGCCAGACAGGCCGATCAGCAGGGTCGGTCCACTCACTTCGGGTCCTCCTCGTCGGGGTTGATGAGCTGGGCGGCGTACTCGATGCCGCCTCCCGTGTAGAAGTTGCGACCCCACACGTCTTCGAGCTGGTGTTCGCGGAGCTCCTTGGCTACGTCGCGTCGCACCGCCTTGACCAGGTCGAGGAGTTCTTCGTGCGCCTCCTCGTACTCATGGCCGTACTTGTCGTAGACCATCCCGGCAATGGCCTCCTCGGTGGTCGGTCGCCACTCGTTGCCTACCCAGGGCATCAGGCAGCCACCGCAGGGAGCGTCGCGTCCACCCACACAGGCAGCGGAGTGGCGTTGCGGTACCGGGACTTCCGGTAGTTGCCCGAGGTGCGGATGTACCCCTCACTGGCTGCCTTGCGCAGTGCCGGGCCGAGAGCGCGCGGCTCGATCGGCTTCTCCAGGCCAGCGTCCCAGAGGTCATCGGCGGTGAACTCTCCGAGCGTGTCGGCGACCACGATGATCGTCGCCAGGGCCTGGGCCTTCCACTCCTCGCTTGCGTTGTCGTAGGTGCGCCTCATGGCCTCGTCGCGGGCCGCTTCGGCTGCCTTCAGGGTCGGGATGTGCACGCTCACGGGTCTGTCTCCTCTGTTCGTGGCGGGTCTTGCTGAGTGCGCGCCGAGGACTCGAACCTCGGTGTCTGCCGGTCGCGCTACCTACTCACACTGTCACACCAGATCGAGCTCGTACTCCGCGAGCTCGGTGACCTCACCCTCCTCGGTCAGGTAGCCGGACTCGATCATGTCCTTGGCGACCCGTCCGTAGTGGCCCTGGAGAGTCCAGGCCATGCCCGACTTCACCAGCTTGCCGAACAGCTCCAGAGTCTCGGCGTCGTCCAGCGCGCCCTCCTCGTAGGAGATCAGGTCGATGACCAGGCTGCCCATCTTGCTCACTGTGTGCTCCCTCTCGGTTGGTGTGTACTCACACTCTCACATCGTGTGGAAGTGTGTCAAGCGTGGGTCAGGCGGCGTCCTCCGCGCCTTCCTCCAGGCCGACCTCGTAGCCCTCGTCGTAGCCAGCCGACTGACCCTCGTCGTAGCCGGACTCGTAGCCATCCGAGTAGCCGCTGTCCTCACCCTCGGAGTAGCCGTCGTCGTGGCCGTCCTGGTAGGCACTCTCGCGCTCGTTCTCGACCAGGCTGTTGACGATCGCCGCGATCTCCTCGGGCAGCTCGTCGGTCTTCAGGACGAGGGCGATGTCGGCAAGGGCCTCGGCGGTGTAGATGCTCACGGTGTGGATCTCCTCTCGCAGTGGGTCGGCGCTGTCACCGTCGACCCGGAGTGCCTGCCTGGGACTCGAACCCAGGTGTCTGCCGGTCAGGCTGTCGAGCTCAGCTCAGAGCTGGTACCCGACCAGGTTGTGCTGCCGTGCGATCAGGTCGGCCTCGTCGGTCGTGGCCCGGAGGTGCTGACTCGCCAGGCGGTACCCCACCCCATCGGCGAACACCTCCCAGGCGTTGAGCACGTCGCCTCCCAGCTCATGCGCTCGGACGACCACTCGGGCGGCTGCCTCGGGGTTACGTGCTGCGATCTCTGCGTGGTCCACTGCTCTCCCTCTCTCTCTACTTCAGGATCTTGGTGTCGAACTACTTCAGGATCTTGGTGTCGAAGCCGTAGCCCTGGACTCGACCGTCTGCGAAGTGTACGTACGCCTCGGGGCGGTCTCCCCGCATCCAGCGGAAGCCGAAGTCGTAGTCCGAGACCGGCGTCCCGTAGATGCTCGGGACCTTCTCGCCCCGGTCGCCATCCCAGCACTCCGACCAGCGGTACCCGCAGCAGTCGCAGTCACCTTCGCCATCGAAGTACAGGCCGATCCGTTCGGCCTTGTAGTTGGCCTCCTGGTAGTCGTCCGCCTCGATGATCACGTAGTGGGTGATGCCAGCGTCGGCGTCGAAGTCGAAGCCTCCACCGGAGTTGTTCTGGCTGTACTCGAAGAAGCTCACTCGGTGCCACCTCTCGCAGTGGGCAGGCGCTGTCACCGCTTGCCCGGAGTGCGTGCCCCGGACTCGAACCGGGGTGTGTGCCGCTCACGCTGGTCGTTCAGGAGCTGGTCTTGTACCCGTCCCAGCAGTACACGTAGCTGGTGTCGCCGACCTTGGCCCAGCAGTCGCGGTGACCCTCGACCGTGCCCCACTTCTCATGCCCGGCCTTGCGCTGCCCGGCCTCCCAGGCGAGGCGCTTGACCGTGTCGTTCCACTTCGGGTTCAGGTAGGTCACGACTCCGTTACGGTCCACCCAGTAGCTCGGGGACTTGCCGTTCATCTCCTTGCCCCCGTCCCAGTAGCAGTTGCGGCCACCCTCGTCCGAGCAGGGGCGGGTGGGCAGGTCACCGGTCGGGACCTTCACGATCACGTACTCGGTCTTCGCGGGGAGCGTCACCGGCTTGGCCGATGCGACCGTCTCGACCTTCACCGCAGGCTTGCTCGCGGCCTCGGCGTTGACGTCCAGGTGACCCGATCCCAGCCCGTACCCGACTGCGACGAGCGTGGTGATGGCGGCGATCTTGTGGCGGAGCTTCATGGTGTTGCCTCTCAGGTAGTCAGCGGTGTTGCTGAGTGGGTGCTCGGGGCTCGAACCCGAGTGCCTGCCGGTCACCCTTCGACTCACTCGGAGTCGGCGATCTCCTCCAGGAGCACGCTCGCCAGTCGCCAGGCGATGTGGTACAGCGCGATGCCGGGGATCTTGCTCAGGTCGTCCACGTTCAGGTCGTGGGGCTCCAGGTCCTCGCGGTACCCACCCAGGTCCAGGAACTCGGTCCAGACCTGGTGTGTGTAGACGCTCGGCGCACCGTCTGCGATCTCGCCGATCGCGTCACCGTCTCGCACGTCCTCGGCTGCCTCGACCAGGCTCAGACCGTCGTTCTCGACTCGCCACTCGACCGCCTCGACCACCGCGTCTCGCACGCTGGCCAGCAGTCGTGCACCGGGCGAGTCCTCGCCGTCCGGGTCCAGCGTCTCGGCGTCAGCCGCCAGGCCGTAGACGTGCCGACCCTTGATGTCGTCCAGGATGCTCATGCTGCTCTCACTCTCACACGTTGGATGTTGCGGGGAGTGGGTGCCGAGGACTCGAACCTCGGTGTCTGCCGGTCACCCTGTGCGTTGCACTCACACTCTCACACTCTGTGTCAGTGTGTCAAGCTCAGCCGTACACGATCTCTCCGAAGCAGGCCACCTGGACGATGACGTCAGCCGCGTCAGCGTCGATGTGCCCAGCGTCGATGCCGTCTTCCGGCGTGCGGTCCGTCCAGGAGTCCTTGATGTACCCGTGGACCTCCGGACCGACCAGGCGAGGCTCGTTCTTCAGGAGCGCCCGGTACGCCTTGCGGATCTGCTCGGCGGTCAGGTAGTACACCTTCCCGTCCTCGCCGTCCTTGATCGTCGCCACCGCATCCTCGGGAGCGTCAGCGAAGTCGGTCTGACTCGGCTCGATCGCCCAGTAGGTGATCCCACCGTAGGCAGCCGTGTCGATGATGTCCTGGACGTTCTCGTCAGTGATGCTCACGCTCAGAACTCCTTGCCGGTGTCGACCGACTCGGTCACGCCGTACTTGACGGACCGGGCGAACTTGCGCTGCTGCGCCAGAGCCTTGCCCTTGCGACGGTCGTCGCGGGTGGACTCACGGTTGTCGCGGAACTTCGGGACCATCTGGATCACTCCTCAGATCAGAGCTCCCCTGCCTCTCAGGGGATGCTCAGTGCGTGCCCTGGACTCGAACCAGGGTGTGTGCCACTCACGCTCGGCGGTCAGACCGCCAGGGGAAGTTCAAGCTGATCGGGGTGGACACCCAGGACCAGCGCGGTGAAGTGCTCGTCTCGCACCTCGCGGTACAGCTCCTCGACCGCAGTCCAGGAGACATCCGCTCCGTCCCAGGGCAGACGCTCCCCCTGCACCTCGTAGAAGGCGTCACGGATCGCCTGCGCCTCCTCGTCCGTGTCCAGGTCGTACTCGCGCTGCGCCTCGTCCAGGGCCTCGCTCAGGTTCTCCTCGTAGAGCTTCCACTCACGCTCGGAGTAGTCAGACTCGTCCAGGATCGGGTACCCCTCGACCGCTTCGCCGAGCTCGACCACCTCTCGCCACGCTGCCGTGAACGTCACGCCGTCGTCCTCGTACACTCGGACGAACAACTGGCGGAGGCTTCCGACCAGCCAGTGACCGCAGGTCGCGTCGATGACGTCGTCCTCGCGCTCAGCCGCCCCCTGCACCAGACTCAGCGCAGTGAGGTAGTTGGACTCCTCGACCAGGTCGTCCCCTCGCTCGGCCCAGGTGAAGGTCGAGCCATGCGTCTCGTACAGACGCTCGTCCCAGAAGGCGGCATCCGAGGGGCGCGTCAGCGCCCTGTCGGCCCACTCAGCCAGGGTGTCGATGTCGATGTCCACAGTAGTCTCACTCTCACAGGTAGGGATGTGGAGTGCGCGCCCTGGACTCGAACCAAGGGTGTCTGCCTGTCGCGCTGAAGATGTCCCCCGGTGTCATTGCAGGCTTGTCACCTGTGCACTTCCGGGTACCCGATCTCCTCGGGGTGCCGCTCGGTCTGGTCCTTCACCCACACACCACTCGGGTGGATCATCAGGACCCCCGACTACTTGCCGAAGCGAGCAGCCAGGGCAGTCAGGTCGTTCGCCCGGAGGCGAGCGTTCTGCTCAGCCTGCGCCTTGCCAGCGGCGATGGACTGGGCGGTCTTCGCAAGGGTGACGCTCATGTTGATCTCCTCAGATCTCTCGGTACAGGATCACTCGATCCCAGTGAGTGGGGAGGACTCGAACCTCCCTGTGTGCCTCTCACCCTACGCTCACACTGTCACACCGTCAAGCGCATCCACACCACATCAGGACCACCCTCGGTCCAGTTGGCGGCACGCTCGTACTCGGCGAAGCCGAAGCGCTTGTAGTAGTTGGGCAGGAACCCATCGAAGCAGTCCAGGCGGTCCGCACCGTAGTGCAGGATGGCCTCCCAGATCATGTCCTCACCACGCCCCTTGACCAGGGAGAAGACACCCACCAGGGTGCCGTCACCGGCGACCCCCAGGCCGGACAGACCGTCCGACGAGAGGTAGTAGGCGTAGGAGGAGGGCATCTCCGAGGGCTTCGACGTTGCATCGGCGACCAGCTCAGACTGAGAGCGGGCGGAGCCGAGAGCAGCGGCGAACTCACGGTAGGTGACCTTGATCATGTCGATCTCCTCTGTTGCAACACTGTCACAGCTTGTGCCGTGACCAGCGGGTGCCCTGGCCTTGAACCAGGTGTGGATGCCGTCCACCCTCACCCCCAGGGGGGTGTCCAGACTCACAGTCTGGGAAGTCGATTCCTACCCACAGATCAGGGTAGGCACTTCTCTGTGTCGCTTGCGCTCTGTTCAGTTGTCAAGGTGCGGTTCTGAGCCCGTGAGCTCCAGGGCCAGCGGCCCTGTCGTGCGGTTCGTTCTGTGTCTCAGTGTAGCTGGTCTGTGTTGCTGTGTCAAGCGGCTCTGTGTTGCCCGCCTGCCCTGTCTTGCTGGTCTCACTCTACCAGGTTCCCCTGGGCTGTGCAACTTGCGCTTCGCTTGACTTGGTACCGAGCCGGTCAGTTGCCGTGTGCTCCGTGATGTACCCACTTGGGCTGGTACTCACTCGGTCCCGCTGTCTTGCTGAGCTCGACTCTACACGATGTGTGTCAGTGAGTCAAGCCGGTTCGCTTGGCCCGTTCCCCTGGTGACCTTGATGCTCACCCGTTCGCCGTGCCTCGCTGTGTTCTGGTCACAGCTTGCACCACTGTCACAGCTCCTGTCAAGTCCTGGCCTCGACCTGGTCTGTCTTCGCTGGTCAGAGCCTGTCTGAGCTGGTCTGTGTGCGCGTCTCTGAGAGCTGATCTCAGACGTTCCCAGGGTTCCCCTGGTCCGTTCCCTGCCTGCCTGTCTGAAGTCCAGGGAGACGGGCGGACAAGCGCGCGGAGGGTAGCACGCGGACTCGCGGAGCGCGACGACTTGACAGGTCGGGGTGGGGTGGGGTACAACCCCGCGCGCGTGATCGTGCGGAC